CCTGGTCTGGGCGCTGGACAACGAGCCGGGCGCGCACCGCTACACACGCCGCTGGGTCAAGCAGGCCCGCGAGCTGGGCTTTACCTGCGAGGCCGCGCAGATCCCGCAGCGCGACCGCAAAACCGACTGGAACGACTTGCACCAGCGCTGGATGTTCCTGGACGAAGACAAGCGCGCCGAGCAGATCGAGCGCGACCTCAAGGAAGCCCGTTACCAGGGCTCGCTGTTGATCGCTGAGAGCGCGGCGGAAAAGGCCGCGCTGATGTTCGAGTGGCGTGAAAGGCACGAATTCCACTTCGGCTTCGGCAACCGCATGTACTGGTTCAAGCTGGACCTGGAGAAGCTCAACAAGGCCAAGCAGGCCCTGGAGGACAGCGAGCACCACGACGACAAGCTGCTCAACGATCGGCAGATGACCGAGAAGGCGCTGCGCCAGAGTGGGTGCGTGGTGGAAATCGCCAACTGCTACCCCCAGGCCCTGTACTTCCAGCGCAACGAGATCACCGACGAGTCCTGGTACTACTTCCGCGTGGACTTCCCGCATGACGAGCCCACGGTGCGCAATACGTTCACCGGTGGCCAGGTGGCGGCAGCGAGCGAGTTCAAGAAGCGCCTGCTGGGCATGGCCGCCGGCGCCGTGTTCACCGGTACCGGCGCCCAGCTGGACAAGATCATGAAGGACCAGCTCTTCGCGCTGAAAACCGTCCGCACGATCGACTACATCGGCTACAGCAAGGAGCACGGCTGCTACGTGTTCGGCGACCTGGCCGTGCGCGGCGGCGTGGTGGAGCAGGCCAACAGCGAGGATTATTTCGAGTTCAAGCAGCTGCGCCTGAAGACCCTGCAGAAGTCGATCCGCCTGGAAATCGCCCGTACCGACGAGGGCTACCGCGCCGAGTGGCTCGACTGGCTGTGGACCTGCTTCGGTACCCAGGGCATCGTCGCGCTGGCGTACTGGTTCGGCTCGCTGTTCGCCGAGCAGATCCGCGACGAATACCAGAGCTATTCCTTCCTGGAGGTGACCGGCGAGGCGGGCGCGGGCAAATCGACGCTGCTGATGTTCCTCTGGAAGCTGTTCGGCAGGCCGGACGAGGAGGGCAAGGACCCTTCGAAAATGTCCAAGGCGGGCCTGCGCCGCTGGATGGGGCAGGTCTCCGGCATGCCGCTGGTGCTGCTCGAGGCTGACCGCAGCGATAACGACCGCGGCGCCGCCAAAGCCTACGACTGGGACGAGCTCAAACCGCTGTTCAACGGCGGCACCCTGGGCGTGACCGGCGTTAAGACAGCGGGCAACGAGACCTACGAGCCGCCGTTTCGCGGGGCCATCGTGATCAGCCAGAACGCCACAGTGGCGGCCAGCGAGGCAATTCTCACACGTATCGTCAAGCTGCACTTCGTTCGCCCCGAGGTGACCAGTGCCAGCCGCGCGGCGGCGGACAACCTCAACCACCTGAGCGCGATGGACGTGAGCCACTTCCTGCTGATGGCCACCAAGGCCGAAGGCGCGGTGATGGAGACGTTTCGCCAGCAGGTGAAGGTGCACGAGCAGGCGCTGCGCGAGCTGAAAGAGATCCGCATCGAGCGAATCATCAAGAACCACGCCCAGCTGCTGGCCCTGCTCGATGCCCTGCGCCTGGTGGTGCCGCTGACCGATCGCCAGCACGCCGCGACGCAGCGCGAGCTCACTGCCATGGCCATCACCCGCCAGAGCGCCGTGAACGCCGACCCGGCCGAGGTGGCCGAGTTCTGGGAGGTGTTCGACTACCTGCAAGGCATCAGCGATGACCCGATGGTGGACCACAGCAAAAACGCGGGCCTGATCGCCATCAACCTCAACGAATTCGCCGAGCGCGCCGCCGAGCACAAACAGAAGCTCGCGGACATCGGCACCTTGCGCAACCTGCTGCCCAACAGCCGTTCGCGCAAATTCATCGAGAAGAACAAATCCGTCGACAGCGCCGTGCGCGCTGCCTTCAACCAGCGCAATCCCGCGTTCAGCCGCGCCACCACGGTGAAGTGCTGGACCTTCCAGAACCCCGACGCCAAGCGCGGCAACGCTTGATCGGGAAGCAACACCCAACCCCAAGGAGAAGCACCATGCAATACCACTATTACAAATCACAGGCGCCCGACACGGTTGCCATCGTCCGGAACTACTACCGGGCCAAGGACCAATTCCGGCAACAGCTCGAAGCGTTGGGCACAGTGATCGGTGGAGAAATCGCCCCAATGCACGACATCGACTCGAACTTTGCGGGCGGCGTGAAGCTGAGCGAGACCCGTGAGCTCGACGTTCACTGGCGTCGGCCGGATGAGTGGGGCTATCGCAGCCTGCGCTGCAAGGCGGTACCGCCCAAGGGCATCAGCAAGGAGGAGCGCGTAGCCATCCGCGCCGAGCATGAGCGGTTGCTCACTGCCTGGCGCGAGCACTGCCCGGCACGCCTCAGCAAGCTGGACTACTGGGAACGACTCAACGTCAACACCGGCAACGTGCTGCTGTGTGGCGGGGTGATGTTCGAGCGGGATGGGGCGGCCTATTTCTGCTTCGGATTTCAAATCAACAAGGCCGAACACGCCGAGCTCGTCGCCGCTGGCAAGCCTACTTCCGGGTGGGTCGAGGGCGCTGTCGAGATCCTGCCGAGCGAGTACGAAGCAGCACGCACTGCGAAAAAACAGGAGCTAGCAGCGTGAGCTCGAACCACTTTGACGACGACAAACCCACCCTGCGCGAACGCCTGGCCATGACCGGCTGGGTCGGCACCGGCCTGGCCGGCCTGCTGACCGCAGCCAACCACGTGCCGGACCTGTTCCTGCTACTCGCACGCTGAAAACAAAAAGACCCCGGTGAGCGGCAACTCACCAGGGCCTGACCAACCCCAAGGAGAAGCACCATGCAAGTGAATCAACCGAAGGAAGGCGGAGCAGAGCTTAACGCCTTGGAGCCACTACGCCCAACCATGGCCAGCCATCCGCTGCCACCCAGCACCTGCGACATCTGCGGGCAGAACCGCGCAACCCGCAAGCATCAGCTGTGCAGCCGCATCCGCCAGCGCCGTTGGGCAGCCGATTGGGCCGCCTACCAGGCCGAAGTCGCCGCCAAAAAAGCCAAGGAGCGCCGCCGCTATGCTCGTTAAGCGCATCCTCCGTCACTTCCACTTCTGCTGCGGCCTGGGCGGCGGCGCCAAGGGCTTCAATCGCGCCAAGCCCATCGTCGGCAACATGCAGGCCGAGTGGGAATGCCTGGGCGGCATCGATGTCGACCCGGCCGGTTTGGCCGACTTTTCGCGCTTGGCCGGCGTGCCCGGCACCCTGCTGGACCTCTTCACTCGCGATCAGTACATCCGCTTCCATGGCAAGGAGCCGCCTGCCGGTTGGAAAGAGGCCACACCCGAAGACGTTCGCCGCGCGGCCCAGGGCAAGCGCCCCGATGCAGTGTTCATCAGCAGCCCATGCAAGGGCGCCAGCGGGCTGCTGTCCGAAAAGATGGCGCAAACTCCGAAGTACCAGGCGCTGAACGAACTGACCTTGCGCTGCATCTGGCTGATGGGTGAGGCCTGGAAGGACGACCCGGTTCCGCTGATCGTCTTCGAGAACGTGCCGCGCCTGGCCACCCGCGGCCGGCACCTGCTCGACCAGATCAACAGCCTGCTGAGTTTCTACGGCTACGCCGTTGCCGAAACCACCCACGACTGCGGCGAGCTCGGCGGCCTGGCCCAGAGCCGCAAGCGTTTCCTGCTGGTGGCCCGCCACGTCGAGAAGGTGCCGCCGTTCCTGTACGAGCCGGAGAAGAAGAGCCTGCGCGCGGTAGGCGACATCCTCGGCCGCATGCCGCTGCCAGGTGATATCGAGGCCGCTGGCCCAATGCACCGCGTACCGTCGCTGCAATGGCAGACTTGGGTTCGTCTCGCCTTAGTACGCGCAGGCAGCGACTGGCGCAGCCTCAACGAACTGGCGATCAAGGATGGTCACCTTCGCGATCTGATAATCGTGCCCGAGTACCGCAGCGGCTACCTGGGCGTACACGGCTGGGACGATACCAGCGGCACCATAGCCGGCCGCAGCAGCCCAACCAATGGCGCTTTCTCGGTCGCCGATCCCCGGTACCGCCAGGCCGCGAACTGGAATCACGGCCAGCAGTTCGGCGTGATCGACTGGAGTGAATCGGCGCCGACCATCCCTGGGCAAACCATGCCGGGCCAGGGCACTTTCAGCGTGGCTGACCCGCGCCCGAACTGGAACCGCCACAGCGGTAACTATCGCGTGGTTCCGTTCGACAAGCCGGCCGGGACCATCATCGCCGGCGGCAAGGGTGTGCAGGGCGGCCAGCAGTCGGTTGCAGATCCTCGCATCCTGCACCGCAGCAAAGGTGATGCCTATCACGGTGGCGGGCACTACGGCGTAATCCCGTTCGATCAGAGCTGTGGGGCAATCGCTGCCAGTTCGCGCTACGACAGCGGTCGCTTCAGCGTCGCAGACCCGCGCATTCCGGCCGCGAATGAGCGGCTGACCTGCATCATTCGCAGCATCGACGGCACATGGCATCGTCCATTCACCACGCTGGAGAAGGCAGCTCTGCAGAGTTTGGTGGAGCCGGAAGAACAGCTGATCCTAGACGGCCTGAGCGACAAGGACTGGAGCGAACGCATCGGCAACGCGGTGCCGCCGGCAGCCGCGGAAGCGATCGCCCACGTCATGGGCACCACCCTGCTGCTGGCCGCCGCCGGGGAAACTTTCATGCTCAGCAGCATGCCGATCTGGGTCCGCCAGGTGGCAGTGGGACTGAGCGTGGCACAGCAGGAGCGATTCGGTGGCTGATCACGACGTCCGCCAACACATGCTCGAATGTGAAGCCCGCAGCTGGCTGCGCAACGGCTACGACACGCCGGAGCGCATCGAGGAGCTCACGCTGATGATCGCCAAGAAGCGCGGCCAGGCCTCCGCTGAGCGCCTGGTCGAGGAGATGCGCCGCCAGTGGCGCCGCCGATCGGAGTGGCTGACCTAGAAATCATCACCATCAATTCGAGGCCCGGCGACGGGCCTTTTTCTATGGCTGAGGGCAGGGCGGCGGTACGGTGCCCACCTCAGCAACGGCGTGGGGACGCACATGGCAAACGGCGTGGAGATTCGCGGCAATTCGCTACGGTTGGATTTTCGCTATGAGGGCAAGCGGCGCAAGGAGCCGTTCCCTGGGCTGCCGACGCCTGGGAATATCGAGAAGGCGGAGCGGCTGGTTTCGATCATCAAGCACGAGATCCAGGCCGGCACCTTCAACTATGCGCGCTACTTTCCCGACTCGCCCCATGTGAAGGAAAGCAACTTCGGCCATTGGGTCGATCTGTGGCTGGATATCAAGCGCAACGAGCTTTCGAAATCGTCGATGGGCAGCCATGAAAGCCGCATCGAAACCCATATCCGCCCGCAATGGGGCAAGCGCCAGGCCGAGGACATCAGCTTCGTGGAAATGCAGGGCTGGGTTCAGAAGGTGCTGATGCCCAAGCTGCACAACAAAACGGTGCGGGAGATCGTGGCAATCGTCCGGCAGATCTATCAGTTGTACCGCACCACCAACAAGGTGGCATTCGACCCCACCGAGGGGATCGTGATTCGCCTACCCGATAGCCATGACCCGGACCCGTTCGAGCGGACCGAGATCGATGCCATTCTCGGCACGCCCTCGATCGGGCGCGAACAGGAACTGGCACTGGCGAAGTTCATGATCTGGGCCGGTCCTCGGGTGAGCGAGGCGATCGCGCTGGCCTGGGAGGATGTTGACCTGGATCGCGGCGAGATCACATTCAAGCGCGCGCGGGTACGCAGCGCGTACAAGGTGACCAAGACCCGGCGCTCGACCAGGCGGCTGAAGCTGCTCAAGCCGGCGCTGGAGGCACTGCGCGAGCAGAAGGAGCGCACCAAGGATCTACTACCGGTGGAAATCGAAGTGACCGACCGGGACAACCGCACGGTGCGCAAGCAGCAGGTGCGCTTCGTGTTCCACAACTCGCACACCAATGCGGCCTACTCGACAGCCGACAACCTGCGCAACGGCTGGTGGAACGCCCACCTGAAGGCGGCTGGGGTGCGTCACCGGGGGCCGAACCATTCCCGTCACACCTTCGCCAGCCAGATGCTCACCTGCGGAGTGGTTCCGCTGGACTGGATCGCCGAGCAGATGGGGCACACCTCGACGGCGATGATCCACAAGCACTACGGCAAGTGGATCCGCAACGACGCCGCGGACATGACCGCCCTGGTGGAGCGGCAACTCAGCCTGTAGGCCCCGCCCCATCCCAAAACACGCCAAAAGCCCCGCCCGACGGGGCTTTTGCGTTTCTGCCTGGCCCCAATCCGGACCCAGGATGGTCCCATCGAGAGGGAAATTCGCTGTTAGTACAGAGAGCATGCGGCCTGTAGCGGGGCGCGCGTTGATTTCGAATCTCACCTCCTCCGCCATATCGCCAAGCGAAGGCCCCGTATTCCGGGGCCTTCGGCGTTTCTGGATGGCGGGAATGGATGTCTTCAGGTTCCATCTTTTCCAGCCGAAGAGTGCAACTTGAAAGTACTGTCATGTCGCTATACTTCATTCCCCAGGCAAAGGATTTGTCGCGATGAAGCTCATTAGACAACCCGAGGCGTTAGCGCTCGTACGCGACCACTTCAGCCCGTTGTTATTCGTGGCCAGGATGGATTCCCCTCGAACCATACAGGCCATGCTCATGGACGAGAGCACCGGGGAATCGCTGGTGCTTACCGGCATACCCTGCGGGCTATCGCTGAGCAGAGCCCAGGTAGCCGGGTTGATCAGCGCAATCGAACTCGATATCGCCGCGCTGCGGCCGGGGCTGCTGAAGCGAAGGCAGGCCGGCGGCTGATTCGTGCCTGCGGCTTCCCAAGCCCTGGGCGATACGTCAGCGCCGCGTCTTCTTTGAATCAGCTAAAACCATCTCGCCGTTATTAATGACGTTGCAGCGCCGCCGTGGCATGACGTCTGGCGTGCTTTGCGATTATCGAATTGCCGGACGATAATCGAACGCCTGCCTTCGACAAGGTGTTCCCATGACCGACGATTCTCGCTCCGGCGTACCGCTTCTGGTGCCGCCTATCGTCGCCTCGCCGGCCAAGCGTATCGAAGCCTTCGCCGGCGATCCGAATTTCATGACTTCGCTGGCCCGCGGCCTGGCGGTTGTGCACGCCTTCCAGGAGCGCAAGCGGCATCTGACCATCGCGCAGATCAGCCACCGCACCGAGATCCCGCGCGCCGCGGTGCGCCGTTGCTTGTACACCCTGATGAAGCTGGGTTATGCCACCACCGATGGCCGTACCTATTCGCTGCTGCCCAAGGTGCTGACCTTGGGGCATGCCTACCTGTCTTCCACCCCCTTGGCGGTTACCGCGCAGCCGATTCTCGACCGGTTGAGCGATCAGCTGCACGAGGCCTGCTCGATGGCCACGCTGGAAGGCGATGAGGTGCTGTACGTGGCGCGTTCGGCCACGCCGCAGCGGCTGATCTCCGTCGATCTCAGCGTCGGCAGCCGTCTGCCGGCCTATTGCACCTCCATGGGCCGGATTCTGTTGGCGGCTTTGGACGATGCGGCGCTGGACGATTATCTGGAGCATGCGGATCTGCAGATCAAGACCAGCCGCACCCTGCATACACCCGAGGCCATTCGTGCGGCGATCATGGAGATTCGTCAGCAGGGCTGGGTGATCATCGACCAGGAACTGGAGGTAGGCCTGCGCTCGCTGGCCGTGCCGCTGAAGGATTCGGCAGGACAGGTGCTGGCGGCGCTCAATGTGGGTACCCATGCCGGACGCGTCAGTCGCCAGGAGCTGGAAACGCGCTTCCTGCCGGTACTGCTGGAGGCAAGCAAGGAGTTGAGCACGCAGTTGTTTCACTGACTTCTTGGCGAGAATTCGGTCGAGACGTTGAAACCATTGTGTTCGATTATCGAACGGTTAATCGATTATCGGATTGTTCCACAGTGAGGCCGTGGTTAGTGTGGATTGCAGGCACCGAATAGCGGGTGCACTCCACAACCACAAGAGACTGACCCATGGCCGAGCTTCTTTCCCTTT